CTTCAGTTAACTTAACAGCAACATCTGTTAACACATTATTTGGTTCTAGAACATCTCTTAACACTACTTTAACGGTAACAGGTAGAGGTTCAGGAGCAAGATTAACGATACCGGTAACAATTACTAAAACTAACTAATCATGTCATATAAAAGATTCGATAACGAAGATGTAGTGGTTAGTGCTGAGTCAGTAACTGCTCCAGTATTTTCAGGAGACGTAACAACGTTAACAACGTTCTTTACTTCTTCAACTCAGATAGGTGGTACATCAGCAGATTATTATTATGATATTTATCAAACTGGTTCTGCTTTAGACACTGCCAGAGTACAATTTAGTATAGCATATGCAGATAAATTAGGTTCAGGATCATTATATTTTAATTCAGCAGTAACTGCATCATCACCTTCTTCTACAGTTTATGGTCAATATAGAAACCTAGTATTAGGAGATGAAGAATCAGATTTTACTTTTGGAACCATTACATCTGAACATTTTTATGCTATAGCAGTAGATAGAGCAAGATACAAAGAGTCTTTACTACCAGGTACTTTATCACTTAAATTACATGTATCAGCAAGTGGTGCAGAAATAAACTTAACTGACAATAGCCAAGTAGTTACTACTACCACATTTACAGATGCTGGTAGAGTATTTGAATTAGTATCAGGTTCAACAGGTACTGTTTATACAGGACTAGAAACTAATGGTTATTCAGGTAACTCTGGTTCATATGGTAAACTACTTCCAGATATTGGAGTTCTATTACTAAATGGTAATGCATTAGATGCACCAGCTGTATCAGGAGGTTTAGCATTAGCTACCAATAGATCAGCTAATACAGCAGGAGCTAACCCAGGTAAAGTATACGATTTACTTACATTAAGTGGTAGCTTTAGAATGCAATCAGAAGAAACAATTACTTCTAACTTCGTATTTATGAGAGCTAGAAATAGTGAGTTTAATTATTCTACAAACCCTTCTTTAATTACAGGTTCAGGTGAGTTAAGACATAACGTAATGATTAACACTCCTCAATCTTATATTACAGCAGTAGGTTTATATAATGATAATAACGACCTATTAGCAGTAGCTAAACTTTCTAGACCTTTATTAAAAGACTTCACAAAAGAAGCATTAGTTAGAATTAAGCTTGATTATTAATGAATGAGTGCTTACAAGCAATTAAACCGTCAAGATGTTTACATATCTGACTACCAAGCCCAAAAAAGTTGGCAAGCATCAGGTAGTCTAACCTCTTCCTATGGAATAGAAACGTTAAGAGGGTTTTCAGGATCTACTCCTGGATATCCTTATCCTAACGACTATAGAAAGAATAGATATGAAAAACTTGTATACGATAGTATTCACCACCTTTATTACTCTCTAACATCAGGTAGTATAAATGCACAAGGTGATATGTACTATTCAGGAGCTTACGATGTAAGTTTCCAATCCAGTTTAATGCTTTCAGAGTCAAGAAAAGAAACATCAGAAGTTGCTGTTATATCTATACCTAAAGATGTATACGGTACGAAAGTAGTTCCTGGTACGTTTGTAGCAGAACCAATATTTGAAACATCTGATAGATATATTATTGATGGATATGCTAGAGAACCTCAAGCAGGAGATAATCAATATATAGAAAATGTAAATTTTTGGTATAACTCTTCAGTAATTGATACTGCAGATTATATAGTAAGTGAAAGTACCTATGTAAGTGAATCAGCATCAGAGTATGTAATTACTTCAAGTGGCTTTCAAAGACCAGAAATTATAGATGACGGACAAGGTAGGTTGATCATATCTGGAGGAGAAGCAAGTTATACTAATCCTGAAAGGTTTGTAGGAGACATAATTTACAATCAAGGTAATGCAGTTATTACAGACCCAGACGTTGCTCGTTATTATTCAACTTATGGAAGATTAAACGTTCAATGGAAATCAAACCTACCTATTTATACATATAATGTTCATTGTACCGTAAAGGAATCTGAATGTAACCACACCTTTAATCCATCTGCGATTACAGGATCAGATAATTCAGTTAGAACAAACATAACTGGAACTGATTTTAGACCTTACGTTACTAGTATAGGACTTTATAATGAAGCAAATGAATTAATTGCAGTTGCAAAAACTAACAGACCGATACCAAAATCTAATAATGTAGATATGACGTTTGTTGTAAAATTTGATATATAATGCCTAAGTCGACAATTACATTTAGAGCAAATAAAACAGAAGCATTAACTTATTCAGAAATGGATAAGAATTTAGGCTCTTTCTTTTATTCTAGTTCTTTATCAGCAAATGGACAAAATTTAAACCTACATTATACAAGTAGTACTAATGTCCCTATTAACTCAGGCTCAGTTACGTATTCACTTATAAGAGGATTAACAAATGCAGGATCAGATCAAAGAGTAGCTTTATTTTCTGGTTCATCAGTAATTGAGACTAGATCAGGATTTATCTGTGATCAAACAGGTAGTGTTGGAATAAGAGTTAATGAAACTTCAAACCCACCAGCATATGCATTAGACGTATCAGGGAGTATAAGAGCTTCTGGTACAGTCTTACAATCTTCAGATGAAAGATTAAAAGATAATATTTACCCTATAGATAATTCAATAGATAGAGTAAAAGCTATAGAAGGAGTTTACTTTAATTGGAAAGATAAAGAAGAAAGAAACGTAGGGGTACTAGCACAACAAGTAGAAAAAGTCCTTCCAGAAGTTGTTTCCGAAGATGGAAAAGGCTATCTTAATGTAGACTATGGTGGTATTGTACCACTTCTACTTGAAGCAATAAAAGAGTTAGAAGCTAGAATAACATATTTAGAAAACAAATAAGATGGCTATAACGTTTAGAGGGGCAAAAGGAAGTCCTTTAACACATACCGAACTAGATCAGAACTTTAGAGAGTTATATTACTCTTCATCGTTACTAGGTAGTCCTTCTAATCCATATGGTTTAGTGTTACATAGGTCATCATCTCTTGATAGCGGAGAAACAATTTACCTACCTACAGCAGTAGGAGAGCAATACAACATACAGATAAAATCTGGATCAGATAATATTTCTTCTTCATTTTTTACTTCATCAACTAATTTTACATACAACTTTGCTACTGATCACTTATCAGTTTCTGGTTCGAGTAACTTTAGTGGTAATATGACAGTATTAGGTACTTTAACTGCTACTCAATATGAAACAGTATTAGTTAGTTCATCTATTCAATATGCATCTGGTAGTAACCAGTTTGGTAATTCGTCAGATGATAATCAAATATTTACAGGTAGTGTAAAAATAAATGGACCAGTTACCACTAATAATAAAGTGTTTGCTACTAACTTTACAGGTTCATCATTTACAGGAAGCTTTAGCGGTTCTTTACTAGCAGATAATGGAGTATTATCTTCATCAGCTCAAATAGCAACCGATATATCCGGATCATTTACATCTACATCAGCAAGTATTGGGACTAATATAGCAACCAACCTTACATCAATAGGCAATTTAAATAATGTTACGGCATCATTTGTTACCCATCCTAACACTGCATCATTTGCAATAACTGGTAGCAATACTTTTGTAGGTAATCAAATTGTAAGCGGTGCTTTAGAAGCAACAGGAGTGTTAACATTACCTGGCATTGCAAACGTATCTGCGTCTATAGAAGCTGCAACAAGTGGTAGCGGTATAAGCAGTTTAGTAGTAGATGCTTCACCTCAATTAGGAGGTAATTTAGATTTGAATTCAAGGAACATTACAGGTTCAGGAGGAATAAATATTTCTGGTAACATAATAACTACAGGTTCGGCACACTTTAGTGGAAGTGTTACTGCTAGTGGTAATATGTTTATTGATGGACTTATATCAGCTTCAGGAGATATTATAGCATTTGCTTCTTCAGACGAAAGATTAAAAGATAATGTAACTCCGATAGGAAGTGCAATAGATAAAATAAATCAAATAGGAGGATATGAATTTGATTGGAATAGTGATTCTGAGCATAGCGGTCATGATGTTGGTGTTATCGCTCAAGAAATCGAAAAAGTGCTGCCAGAAGTAGTAGCACAAAGAAAGAATGGCTATTTAGCTGTTCGTTATGAAAAAATCGTGGCGTTATTAATACAAGCTGTTAAAGAGCAGCAGTTGCAAATAGAAGAGTTAAAGTCGAAGCTCTAGCCACAAAAACCTAATTATATGGATATGACATACCCGTCCTGGACATACCAGGGTAGGATCTTTAATGACATAGCAGACTTTCCAAAAGATACATACGGATTCATTTACGAAGTAGTTCATCAACCATCTGGTCTGAAGTACTTAGGTAAAAAAGTTTTATATTTTAATAGAACTCTCCCACCTCTTAAGGGTCAAAAAAGAAAGAGAAAAGTTGTAAAAGAATCAGATTGGAAGGATTATTATGGATCTCACCCTAAAATAAAAGAGTACCTTAAAGAGTGTAAAGCTACTAAAGAGTGGCAAGTATGGGAAAAGAGAATCCTTGAAATTTGCATGAGTAAAAAGGAGCTTACATATTTCGAGTGCAAATACCTATTTATAAATGAAGTACTTGAAGCTAGAAGTCATCAATATATTAACGATAACATTCTAGGTAAATTTTACCGAAAAGATTTTATAAATGAAACTAAGTGATATAATACTAAAAGAAGAATTGGGAGTAGCAAAAAGGAAACTACAGGATATGCTACAACAAACTGATGCTGATTTTATTATAGATAAAATTATGAGTATCGAAGATGAGAATGTATTAGATACTTTAGTTGATGCTTTAGAAGCTCCTAGAACTTTTAGATCTGAAAATAGATATAACGAAGACGGTTACGACGAAGGAGATATAAAACTAATGGGTGATATGATTCTTCCTACCGGTAAGATGGTTGTACTTCAAGCAGAAGAAAATAAATATAATAGAGGTCTTTTAGTTACCAGTAATGAAGATAGAAGCTACGATGTAGCTTATTGGGCAGATGACAAGACTAAACCTTACCCTATAGGAATAGAAATAGACGGTAAGGAAGTAGCTAAAGATGCAAACATAATAAAGTTCCTCTTTCACCCAGAAATGAAATAATATGATACAGTTAAAAGAAATTATTGGATTGCCATCGCTACAATATCATTTAGATAATAAGCTCACTTTATCAGAGAATATCTACCGTTATTCTTCTGATGCCTTTATACAATTGTTCAAAGAAGCAAGAGAAGCTCTGAGAGACGAGCAAATCGAACTTAGCGAAGAAGATGTTGAGTTATTGGAAACTACTGATATTGGAGAGTATGCAGATTATAATGGTATGAGAGTACCTTTAGATCTACCAATGGTATCTCCTAACTATAACCCTCTGTTTGAAATCGGGTGTGTTATTGACGAAATGATCGAA